GTGATGGAACCCGTGCCGTAGTCGGTAATCCCGGCTTTGCGCGCCTCCATTTTGCCGTGCTGATCAATTTCAGCCGAAAGGCCTGTGAGATTTTTGCCGTATGCGGCGTCGCGCACGGCGTCAAACAGGCTGAAGCGTTGCGCCATGCGCTCTTCGCTGTCGCCCCGGTTTTCACTTTTGATAATGTTCACGGTCATCGGGTTTGTGGCGGTTGTGGTTTCGGTGCGCTGCTCTTGTCCGGTCTTGTAGGTGCTGGTAGCGAGCTCCAGCGCCTCAAATTCGGCAAAGCGGCGTTCGGCCTCTTGACTGGTTTTGAGTTGAGATTTTGCGGCTTCAAGGGCTGATTGGTCAGCCTCGCCCCATTGCCCGGATTCGGCCTTAGCCCGCAGATTTTCGATCTGCTGTGCGGCTGCCGCTGCGCTTTGCTGCGCTTCGAGTTTGTTTTTCATAATGAGAATAAATTTATTGGCACGAGGCTAAAATGCAGTCGATTTCAGCCAGTTTAGATTTCATATCAGATTCCTGTATCCGCTTTTTGTATTCATCCAGCGAGCGTTGCGCTGCTGTGGTATCCGGGTTGGCCGGAAATGTCACGGGCGACGCATCGAATACGCGCTTAACCTTCGTAATTGTCCGGTAGTCTTTGCCGTCTTTGCGCGTCCACTCAGCGGGCGGATTTTCGTAATCATATTCCAGTTGAAAGCCCCAGGACGATTGAGTAATATCGCCGCGCTCCAAAGCCACCCGCACGTTTTCCCCATTTGGGGAGTCCGGCAATTCCGCCTCATAAAAAAGCCCGGTTTTGTCAATCATTATACGCGCCGTTCCTGCACTTGTGCGCCCTAAAATTAAATTAGGGTCGTGGTTGAACAGGATGCGAACGTCCGACATATCCGCTTCGTCAAGTGCGCCCGCCGCTATTTCTTCTGTGAAGAAGCCCATATCGTAAGGCACGCCGAATTTCAGCGCATACCCGCGAAGCATCTTTTTCCCGTCTTTTGCCCGGATTTCAAAATCCGAATTGATGTACCTGCGTTCAATCATTGTCGGTCATTTGTGGCGACGCCGCCGGTTGATCTTCTGTGTCTGGCTCTTCCGGTTCTTCTATGTCGGGCTGCTCCACTTCCGGCTCTTCTGGTTCCGGTTCCTCCATGTCAGCGCCTTCTGCCTGCTCTATTTTTGCCTCCAACAATTCAGAAAGCATCCCAACGGGCGCCATATTCTGCTGGATATATCGTTCGTTGCCGTCCGCCATTGTTGGCAAATTCAGTCGTTGCCGCCACTCGTTTTGGGTCATTATCCCGTTCTGGATTGTTGAGGCTATCAGTTGCGCCGTGCTTTGGCTGTCGCCCATGCGAACGAATGTATAGTCAAATTGCACGAACGCCCGGCGTTTTTCGCGTTCCAGTCGGGTGAACAACTTAAAGTTGAACTCCTGCTCTATTTTTTGCGTCCACGTTGGCAGGCAGTGCGCGTAAAAATCATTTTCCTGCTGCTCAATGTTTGAGTACGTCGAACGGTCAAGGCTGGAAAGCATGTGCAGCGGAATTTTAAATATCCGGCTACAATCCTCTACACTCAAATTACGGAAGTCCACCAGCGCGGCCTCTTGCGGCCCCATACTGATTTTCTCGTACTTTACCCCGGAATCCAGCACCATCACCTTGCCCGCATTATCCGAACCGGAATGGTCGCGGGCAAACTTTTCCTGCACCCGGTCGCGCTGTTCCTTTGTGAGCGATTGCGGAAAGATAATAGCCCCGGCGACGGCCGCGCCGTTTTCGAAAAACTGCTTTGTGTAGGCTTGCGCGGATAGCGCCGCCCCTAATCCGTCTTTATGAGTAAGGGTAAGGCGTTCGCCTTTGATGCCGTTGAACGACACCCCCTTGATATGTATAACCTCGTAATCCTGAAGCGTCGCGACAATTTGCAAGCCCCCAAAAACCGTGGCGGGTGCCGGGTTGCCCCAAACGTGGTAAAGCATCGCCCCGGACTGGGTCAATTCAATACTGACAATATCGCGGGGCAAAACCTCGAGCGCGTAAGGTGCGCCGGATGCATCAAAGTGGATCCGTGCGTATCCGTCACCCAAAAGCGCGTTAGAAATCAGCGCCGATAAAAAATCAAACTTCGAATAATACCGATGCGGCCGATCAGCGATAAGGTATTGCAGCGGGTGGTTGGGCGTCTTGATATTGCCTTCGGGTGTGCGCCTGTAAACATCCAGCGGCAACATAGCCACGCCTTCGGATATGTAGCGGATTGCAGACCATACCGGGCTAAGCCCTAAGATATTTTTGTCTGTCGCCCGGGTGTTGGTCACGGGCGACATTCGCGCTTGCTCTATCAGATAGTTTTGGCCGGTAAATCCCCCCGCCGTGCGCTTTTCAGTCGCAGGCGTGCGTTTAAAGGAAATATCATAGCCAAATATCCGCAATAGTATATTTTTTGCAAAAGTGCGCACCCTCCAATTAACGCGCGGTAAATAAAAAGCCCGCCAACTTTCGTCAACGGGCTGCAATACCAACTACACAAAAAAATCTAAGGCTTTACTAATTTCAAAAGCAGGTGCCTGTTAAGTTCGCCCCGCCTGTATCGCGAAAACGCCACTTGAAAAGACTGGTAGGTTAGATAGCGATTGAACCCGCCCGTAAGCCGCTCTAAATCTCGCTCGGTCTTTTTCCACGCCTCTCGCGGCGTGCAGCCGGACGCAAGGTGTTTGCCGTAAGCCCCGAAGTAGTCAGCGTTTTTCAGCATGGCGTTTTCTTATTGGCAAAGAGAAGCGTAACGCACGCACGCCTGCTCGTAAAGGTCGTGATCTTTTACAATCTTTTGCCTTGATGCGTGCCACGCGTCATAAATCACCGATTCGGTAAAATCAAAGTCTGGCAAACAGGTTTCCCACCCCGATTTTCCTGCATAATTTGTTACACATGCGCCGCCACCCATTGTCGCCTCCAGCCATGCGATGTTGGATTTTCCGTCGTTGAACACGGAAGGCAGCAGCGGCTTCCACATCAAGTTGATGCCTGCGTTTTTGACGTAGTCCAAGTACTTGACAATACTTGTACCCTTCTCCACCTTGTGCTGCGTGTTCGGGCTAAGCGGCCACGGCTTCCAGCCCATCCAGTGCCACATATCCGGCATGTCTTTGATTCGGTCGTACCACCCGGAAGCCCATCCCTGCAAAACAACGTCCGTATATTGCGTCGGCTGCCCGCGCCACCCGGCGGACTTGGTGATCGGCGCGGGCTTGTCAGGAAGCCAATAAAGCGGTATTGCGTTCGGGACTACAATCGCCTTATCCAGCCCCATACTGTCTTTGATACTTTGCGTTGAACACCACAACACATCGGCGGTCACGGCGGCCGTGGCTATCACCTGCTTACGTTCCGGATCGTTGAACGTATCGAACGCCGGGTGCATGATCGGGATATTGAACAGGTCGTCATCATAATCCACGGCGACTTTTACGCCCAACTTTTTGGCGGTTGCAATCATTTCCATCTCGATCGGCTTAGACGGTCGCGCCAAAATCAGCCAGTCGTACATCATTAGTTCACCCTCCTTGAAGTCCTGTTTTACGTCGAAGTCGAAGTTGTTGAAACTTTGGCGTATAGCCTGCAATGGCTGATACAACCTCCAATATCCCACGGCTCCGAGCGCGGGCGGCTCGATAATAAGTGCTCTCATATTTTTTTTATTTCTATTGTTACTGTTTTACGCGAATGCCATATATAAAAATTTAACAACTTAAATTTTTCGGCGCTTTCTTTTTCTCCGATCTCTAAAAATTGTTCAGCCTCCATATCGGCCTTTAATTTTAAAGCATCTCCATAATAATGGAATTGCCCAATTTTTTCCTTTGGCTGTTTTTCTTTGCAAACTACTACAACCACGCGCCAATCACCAGTATTTGAAAGGGTCGTCATCTTCTTCTTTTTCACGGTTAGCGACCTGTTTTAAGGCGTCATAAACCACCCAGGTGGACAAAATCACAATGGCGGCCATTGCAGAGTAGATAAGCATGATTCGTACAAGTTTTCGATAAAGGATTCGCCTTGCTCTTTCCATTTCTCGTGGTTGAGCGCGTGCGGATGGTAAAGCAGATCAGGGTTGCCGATCATGGCGGTCATGTAGTTAATGGCTTTTTTTCTGAACTGCTCGTAACTACGCACGGGA